CCAGCGGCAGTCCTCTGCCTTCATCTCAAGCATCACGCAGTCCACTGTCTGCGCGATTTCCTTGAACCCCATCCTCGGGATGAAGCGCAGGGCCTCGTCGTTGTCCTTGTACGGCAGCGCATACACAGCCGACTTGCCGCAGTCCTTGAACGGGTACTTGAACGCAGCCCGCATCAGATCTCGCGTCATGCTGTGCGCACTGTCGAACGCCACATGCATCCAGCAGCTTTCGTGCGTCCATGAGTTGAACGCCACCGCTGCCGCTATTGTCCCATCGTCGCGCATCACGCCGATAGTTCTCAGGTCACTCGACCAAGGCAAACCAACGCGCCGCTGCATCCATTCCCAGATCACCGGCGGTTCGTTTGGTTGGTCTGTGACCAACTTCATTAATTGATCCCCATCCGAGCGAGCCAAGACAGGTCGGCTTCATTCAAGCCAAACCTGCTCTGAAGATCATTTATGCCAATGCCGTACTGACCCTTGAGCGAGTTGACGGTGCTGTAGTCACCGGCCTTGTAGGCGGCTTCAATGTCGCTGTATGGGTCGTAGAACTGATAGCCCTGGCTGTTGATCAGCCAGTTAATGTCGTCATCGTTGAGGTCGAACTGATCTTTGGCCGCGTCGGCTGTAATCTGGTTGCGGTTGATTGCATCCTGAGTGGCCGCCATGTCGCCAGCGCGGAACGACTGGTCAATGGTCTGCTCCCACGGCTGGTAGAAGTCCACGTCGTACACGTCATCAAGCCAACGCATGTCGTCGTCGTTGAAGTCATACGTCGAGCGCGCCTGGTCGGCTGTCACTTGGTTCTTGTTGATCAGATCGCTCAACCCACCCATGTCCACCTCATTCATGTTGGTGGGCAACCCAGTGGTTGGGTCTGAGTTAATGCTCAGGCCGCGCCAACTTTGTTCGATCTCATTGGCAATTTTTGGGTCAAGCGGCGGCGCTGTGGGCGGCACGTATGGCGAGCCTTGCACCGGAGTGACTTGGTTCAGGTTGTTTGCTGCCGGGCGCTTGGTGAAGTTCAGCGGCTTGCCGTTGGCCTTGTTCTCCCACGTCGTCACCCCAGTGTTTGGGTTGACTGCATTGACGTTGGAACGCAGGGCGCCGATCAGGTTGCTGGCGTAGCCAGCAGGCATGCCGCCCGTGTAGCCAGTCACGCCTTGACCGCGCAGGAACGTCGTGTCTTGGTCGTTCAAGTTGAAGTACTTGGCTGCGTCATCCAGGCCAATGAAATTTTTGGCAAGCAGATCCTGCGTGCCCTTCATGTCGCCCGACTTGTACACATCGGAAATGCTTTGGAAAACACCTGGTTGCATCACATCACCCCACCAACTTCAGTCATCAAATGCGCAGACGTAAACACCGTCTGCGGCAGCCCGCGCACCTTCATGCGCAACGAGCCGTAGTACCCAAGACCCGCAGTACCCATCCAGCCCTGGTATGTGTTCTGGCCCACCCAGGTGGCGACGTTCCAAACGGACGCGTCCCACACCCCATTGTCCTCAGTAAAGAAAAACGGCGAGCCGCCCACCGAGTTAAACTGGTATTGCGTGTTGACCACCAGCTTCACAGCCGGCGGCGCCAACGCAATGAAGATCGGCCGGGCCATGCCGAACTTCTTGTTCTGAGCGGGCGTGCCAAAGTGCTGGAACGAGGTCTGCACCTCGCCTTCGACGTAGTTGCCGCCAGCGCCCACGCTGTCCACGCCGTCGCGGTCGCCAAACAGGCCCTTGCAGACAAACCCGTCGAGCGTGCCGAAATACAGTTCGCCACCGATGACCGACGCGCTGCGCATTGGGATGCCCTGGAACTCGCACCAGGCGCCCGTGGTGACGTTCATGGCAAACTGGCGATACGTGCCACCGTCTGCCGGCAACTTGATCACCAGCACCTCAGAGGACGGCACCACGAACACGTCAAAGTACCTCTGGTTGATCAGCTTGCGCACCAGCGGCGCGAACACCGACTGGATCTTGGACGCGGGGCCCATCTGCTGGTCTTGGGTGTACTGTCCCGAGATCAGCTTGGACAAGGGCACCAGGCCAAGTTCGGACACGATCATCACGTCACCGCCGAACGGGGTGAAGTAGGTGCCATGCTTGGGCACCGGGCCCACGTACCACACGCCCTTGATCTGGAAAGTGGACGCGTTGGTCGGGTCGGTGCCCTCCCACACCGCCAGGTCACCCTCAGTGCCGATGGCGATCAGGAAGTCATCCACCGAGAACCCGGCGTCGATGGTCCAGTTGAACAGGGCCGAGACAGACCCGCCGTTGCGCAGGATCGAGCCCATCGGGAACGATGTGACTGTGCCGGTGATGGCGTCCACGTTGTCCATGTAGGCCACGTTCGGGCTGTCCTTGAACGTGAACCAAACGCGGCGCTTCCACACGGCCACCGTGCGCACGCTTGTCGTCATGTTGGTAACGGTGGCCGTGCGGTTGACCCAGCCCGAGGTCGTGCTGTAGGTCCAGTACCCGGCGCCAGGCGAAACGGCCAGCAGGAACGTGTCGGCCGCGGTCGAGAACTGCGTGGTCCACCAGTCGTCGTCGGTGCTGCCGGTGCCTGTGACGGCAACCACCGGCGCACCACCAGCGGTCACGTCGTAAATGTTGCCGTTGGTGGCCATGAACACCTTGTCATGGGCGCCGGTGGGCGACTTGTAGCTGAAGATCGACTCAACAGGCTGGGCAACGTCATCGACCTCAACCGGGTCGGCGTATGCCTGCCAGCCTTTGCGCAACTCCACGCCCTGCTGGCGCGGGATGAAGTTGGTCAGCACCAGCGCGTCGGCAGGCGACATGGCGCTGATGGGGTCGCGGTAGTTCAGGCCGCCCGTTGGGGCGGGGATCACCACCGGCTGCGCCACCTGTGTGGCCGCAGCCCTTCTGGGCGTCTTGAAGGGGGCCATTGGACGCAGCGGCATGGTTTACGCCCCCATACCCGTGTCGGGCGTATTGATCAGCGGCTGGATGTACGGGAAGCGGAAGTCGCGCGCCATTGTGAGCACGGGCGCGCCCTTCTCGGAGGCCTTGCGGTTCTCAAATGCGATCTGGAAGTCGCGCATCGCAGCGCCGCTGTCCAGGCCCTTCATCTCGAGCCACTTCACCCTGGTGTACAGGGTGATTATGGTGGCGTCGAGCAGCGACACGTCGCCGTTCTTGGTCAGACGGTTTTTGTAGAGCGTGGTGTCGTCCTGGTCGCGGACCCAGCCTGCCGACAGGTAGAACACGCTCATCGTCTGAGGTGAACTAGGCGGCGCCAACACGTAGATCTTGTTGTCGCGCACCTGCCAGTAGAACGACAGCGTGGGCAGCGTCGTGCGGATCAGCAGCTGCTGCCACATCTGCGGCGACACTGGGCCCAAAGACGGGAACTGCGTCGTGGCGTTCCAGTTTGTCTGGTCCACCCACTTGAACAGGTCCTCGGGCAGGTCAAATGCACGCTCCTTCTGATTGGCCTCGGAAGACTGGATCGGCATCGAATGCCGCTTGACCAGTTCCTGCCAGTCGTACATCGACAGCAGTTCGTTGCCGGCCATGTTGGCCGCTTGCACCATCTGCTGGACAGCAGGATCTTCCGAACCCGCCGGGTCGGACGGCACGGGGAAGGCCACCATCGCGGCCACGTTCTGCACAATGGCAGACAGCGTTGACTCGTTGACGATCTGGAAGGCCATCCCCTGCTCCTATCACTCGGCGGTTTCAGCCGCCACGTTGCGCTTGGCCGTCTTGGCGGCAGCCGCCGACAGCGCGTCCAAACGCGTCTTGAGGTCTTCAATCACGGCGTCGCGCTTTTGCAGTTCCTCGTTCATGCGCTCGATGGGCGCGTTGTTCGCGGCCACTTCCATGAACGCCTTGGCGCGCTGCTTGTCCTGCTGGAACGACATGAACTTCTGGCCCAGGTTGTCGGGCGCGTCGGCCAGCTGCTCGATGGTGACGATCTTGAAGTACTTGTATTCCTCGGCCTTTGCCGGCGTCATGCCTGGCAGAGCCGTCAGCGGCGTGCCAATCACGGCCTCGGCCTGGCCGGCTTTCCACTTGTTGTAGCGGTCGCCAAAGCGCTGCACATCAAGGGCGTTGATCGGGCGGTCGATGACGCTGGACTTGTCGCCCGGCGTGTGGATGCGGATGTAGTCCACCTCCACGTAGATGGCGCGCCCGGCCTCTTTGCTTTGCGCCTCATGCTGCACCGGCTTGCGGTAGAACTCGACGTAAAGCCGGTTGTCGTAAGAGAACCGGCTTTCGTTGGGTTGCGGCAGAGGCATCTGCGAAAAATCAGTGGGGGTCGTGGGTTGCATGCTGTTTTCCTTTTATGTTGATGATCAAACGCCCGGCCCGTCGCCGGTGTCGATCTTGAGATCGGTGGTCGTTGCCGATGCACCGATGCGCCAGCCGCTGATGGACGCCTCGTCAGCGCCAGTGAGGCCGATGCCCTGAGAGACAGCGCCAGTGTCTTGCGACGCGGCGGTGTCAACGACTGCAGGCGCGTCTGCAGAGACTGCTGCGCCAAAGGTTGCTGCCATGATTTTTTCCTTCCGTCAAAAAACCCGAGGATGTGGGTCACCCCACCCCTCGGGAAGGGTGACCCACGACAGGCCCACCAATCAGTTCTGCATGCGGCCCTGGAACTGGGCGCCAGAGCAGGTCAGGTTGCCAGCCCAGGCCAAGATCTGAACTTCAGCGTCCTGGTTGATGGCGTAGCGACGGTTGGGCGACAAAGAAACCATGTTCCGGTCGCGATGCGGACGGAGGAACAGGTACTTCGTGTTGAGCATGAAGCCAGTCGCCGACGGGCAGTAACCGCCAATGCCGCCATCAAGCACGACATCCGCGTCCATGAATTTCACGGTCGGGAAGCCGAGCGAGCCGGTGGCCGGATCGGTGAAGCGCTGCTGAGCCTGCAAGGAGCTCATGTAGTAGCTCCAGTAGGTGTTGTCGAGAACGATCAAGTCCGGTCGGTCAGCACCACGCACGAGCGAAGCCCACAGCGTGTTGAGGCCGGCCTGGATTGTGCTCGAGCCCGGCGTAACAGAAGCAGCCGAGAAGTCGTACAGCTTCGAGCGCCAGAACGTCCACGTCGCACGGTCAATGCCGCCGTACGTGCCAGTGGTCGGATCGGAAGGCACGGCGGCGTTGAGGCCGACGACTTCCTTACCACCCGAGCCGGTGCCGTCGCTGTAGATCGACTGAGCGAGCTTGTTCGCCATCGTCGATTCGGCGACGTTAATGCGAGCCTCGAGCAAGTCGATGAACGCTTCGCGGCCGCTGTTCTGCAACATCTCGAGACCGGACATAACGACCGGGCAAGCGAGCTGCTTGATGCTGAACTCTGCAGCCGAGATCACGTCCTGAGCGACGACCGGCAACAGGTCGTAGCCCGAGTAGAAGCCGGCGTTGCCGTTCTCGGCAAAGCTCAGTTCCTGCATGATCGACGAACCACCGCCGAACGGCTTCACATTGCCGCGCTGGTTGAGCTTGGCGAGAAGTGCGTTGTTCTTGGTGACGTTGTCAGCGATCTGACGAGTACGCGACTGAATCGTAGTCGCAATAATGTCCGTAACGGACGTATTTGCAAAAGCCATTGTGATGAAACTCCCACATGAAAAATGAACGGGGGTAACCCCCCACCAGGTTTCAGTGGCCTACGCGAACCTATTCAGTCCGGTATGTCGTAGGTGGGCGCTTGCGCGCTCCTCGAGCTTCGGTGGCTGGCGGTGCTTTGGCACACCGGGGTGGTGTGCCCTTACGGGTACACCATCCCCGATGCGTTTATAGCATCATCGTGCGTTTGCCGCAATAGCTGCCTCAATCGCAGAACGCACGTCGGTCGGGTCGCTCTTCGGCCCGGCAAGCGTCGGCGCGCCCGAGACACTCACTGCGGCTGCTCTCGCCTTCTGCGCAGCGCCCGTAAACTGCTGAGCGCCTTTCGCCTTGGCTCGCTGCTCAAGCACAGCTCGCACGCGCGGATTGACCAGGCACGCCTGCTTGTACGCGTCCTGCAGCGACAGATCCCGGCCGCGGCGCTGTGCGACCTCGAGAATGTCAGCCATCTCCTCGCGCACATCCTCGCCAAACTCGGCGCGCTCAAGGAACGTCTGTACCTCCCCGACAGCTTCCTGCTGCATGCGCTGCTGTTGCGCGGCTTGCGCCTGCTGAAACTGCGACATGAATTGCTGCACGGGCGCGAGCTGCTGCTGCAGTACCTGTTGCACCTGATTTTGCACCGGATCGACACGCGGCACCTCGCCGGCAAGTGCCGAATCGAGCGACTCGATAAAGCTCTGGCCGAAACGGCCAACGCCAAACTGCTTCACCATGCCAGCTACGAGCTGGGCGAGCTCGGGCGCCGTGCCCGTGCGCAGCTTGGCAGCGGTTGCCATCAGGTTGTCGATTGCCTGCAGCGGGTTGCTGTTCTCAGCCTTGATAAACATTTCGTAAGGCCGAATGACGTTCTGAAGCTGCTCCGTAAAGCGACGCGCCTCTGCCGTCTCCTGCAAAGTCGACTGCATCTCGCGCTCTCGTCGAGCAACCTCAGCGCGCACCTCGGGCGGCAGCTTGTTCCAGTGCTCGCGCACGTCGGGCCGCCACGAGGCCGGCGCCCGCTCTTGCGGCGTAGCCTTGGGCTCTGACTTAGGGCCAGGCTGAATGCCTTGCGTAGCGTCGGTTGGCGCTGCGGTCGCCTCTGGCGCAACTTCCGGCTTAGGCTCTTTGTTTTTGAAGCGCCCTTTCTCGTCGCGCTTCTCGCTTTTTTGCACCTCTGGCGCGGGGTCATCCGCGACTGCAGGCTCGGGCGCAAAGTCTGCTTCTATGGCCGGTTCTATGGCCGGTTCCGACGCAAAGCTGTCGGTGGTCTCTTCAGCGGGCACAGCCGCCTCGAGGGCGTCTCGAATCGTGGTGGGTTCTGACATGGATTACCTGCGGTTTTGTAGTTTCTCGATTGCTCTTTCAACGTCCTGCCGGCGAATTGATCCGCCGTGCTGCATGTAGTGCTCGCGCGCCTTTTGCGCCTTGGCCCAGTCGCTCTTGTAGTCGTCAGCGGTGGTGAGCCCCATCTTGCGCATGTAGTCGCGATGCTTCTTTCGAGTGCTGATATCGGCGCCGTCGGTCGCGCGCAGGCCGTCGTAGTGACGGTCGCCCCATAGACTGCCGAGATGGTTCAAAGCGTCTTTGCTTTTGCGTGGCTGATCGTGGTCAGGAGTAATTTCGACGAGATCCTTTACCTCGTCGTCCCAGATGTAGCGTCGACGTGTCATTCCTCATCCTCGTCATTTTTGGCGCGTAGTGCAGCGATGGTCGCTGCGCCGCCAGCACCCGCGCCCATGAGCGCAAGCAACGCAGGGTCTGCCTTGCCGTACATGTAGCGACGCCAGTTGGGCATATCAGCCTTGAGCGGGCTCAAGCGGCCTGTCTTTGGATCTGGTGCGGTTCGGAATGCGCCAGCACTCGAGAACTGATCTCGCACGAGCGCATACTCTTCCGGCGTCAGCTTTTCTTTAAGAGTCGAAGCCATTGGATTTAACGCCGCGTGCGGTTCTGCTCTCGAGCGCTTGTAGTCCCAGTCGTACCACTGGTTGGAGAACCCACCAATGCCGCGCTGGCTGCCGAGGTCTCGCATCTTGTCTAGCGCGACCTTGTAGAACGGCGGGATGTACTGCGCGTGCGTTGGCTCGTAGAACGGATAAGCGCCCGATGAAGGTTGCAGCTCCGAAGGGAGATCGGGATTGGCCGCGCCGCCCAATTTCTTTGGACGAATCATCATTTCTTCTGGCGTCGAGACGACGTTGCGGAATGCGCGCCGCTCGATGTCCTCAGCTTCATCGCCAAACTTGCCGCGTGCCGTCTCGTACTTTTTGACGGGCTTCTTCGAGCCTTTGCGCAGCTCAAGGTTGTACGCGTTCAACATCGCGCGGCGGTACGCATCCTGCGTCGTCGGGTTGCTGCGCACGTCCTGGTACGTGAGGTCGGCAATGTGCCGATCAATCGCCGATACGCTCGAGGCTTGCGGGTTGGTCATCGCAATGCCGAGCGAGCCCGTCTTGGGGCCGAGGCCGCGCACCTGGTTGATTAGACGCTCGACAAACGCCGAGTCTGCCTCGTTGCCGCCCTGCGAGAAAAATGCGGGATTTTTTTCGTACATTTTCGCGAGATCTGAAATGTACGTGTAGTTCGACGTGTTACGAACACCAGTACCGCCATCGCCCGAGGCCTGTACGCCTTTGGCCGCAGCAATTGCCTTGTTCGTTTCGTTAGTCACGTTAGTTGGCAGTTGCTCGCCGATTGCGCCTGGCGCATAGCGCGCCCACTCGCCAATTTCTTCCGTCGAGCGCGGGCGGATCTGCGCGTACTCGATCAGGTTCTTGGTGATCGGTGCGTTACCCGAGGAGATACCAAACGCCAGCCGCCCGAACTGCTCCACGTCGGAAGGGTTCTTGCCGGGGTCGACTGAGCGCACGATTTTGCGGTGAATCTTCAACGCAAGGTCAGGATCGAGCTCGTTATAGTCGATACCCTGCGCGCTAATCTTGGCCGAATCGGCAAGCGAGAACACCCCATCAAACCCACCAGGAATGATGAGCTCGCGGCCTGTCTTTGGATCTTTGACGACAACCTCGGCAGACTCTGCCATCGCATCGCCGAACACGCGTACGCGCTCGGCCGGATCCATCAAGTGCAACGGCGTGCGGCCGTATTTCTGCTGGAATTCAGCGAGGCCTTCCGGCGTATCGAGCGCCTCGGTCGAGATTGTGCGGCGCGTCGGAGACGGAATGTTCTGCTCGATGTAGGTCTGCTGCTCAGGGCTCAGCGCCTTCTTCTCAAACGTACGTGCCGGGTCGCCTGCTTTCTCGCGCAGTGCTTTCACGGTCGCTTCGGTTGATTTCTTTGCCTTTCGACCTTTGTTGGCCGCTTTGGCAACGCCGCCCACCACCGGGATGCCGGCTGCGGCAGAAAGCACCATCCCGAGGTTGTCTTTGTCGCGGCGGGCGCGCTCAAAGTCGCGTCCTGCCTGTGCGGTGCCAACGACAGGCACAAAGCCCATTGCAATGTCAGCGCCGATATCGGCCAGGTCTTGATCCTCTGGCGTATCGAGCGACAACATGTTCGCTCCGCGCCGACGCAGCTCGTCAATCAATGCACTGACGTTAGTCGCCATTCTTCATCGCCTTCTTAATAGCGCCACGAACGGTCGGAGTTTCTTCGTCGTCTTCCGTCTCGGGCTCTTCTTCGCCCTCGTCTTCCGACTCCATCTCGTCTTCAGACTCCTCGGTCTCTGCGGTATCAGGAATCGTGCGCAACTGGCGCAGGATCTCGGCGTAGAGTTCTAGCTTGTTCATCGCGAGCCTCCTGGGACGATAGGCGGCAGTTGTGGGTTAGGCTGCATCGCGGCTTGCGCCATTGGCGTACGCATCGCGTTCAACTGCAGAACTTTTTGCTGCGCCTCAACTTGCGTGTTGAGCGCCTTTGCTTCGCGCTCTTTGGCGCCAGCCATCTTCTCGGCGACTTCGGCCTGCTGCAGCGGTGAAGGCTGCGGCGGCTGAAGGCCTGCGTTCTGCATCTGCGCGATTGCCTGATCGAGAATGCCTTCGATCTCGCCAGAGACACGGAACTTCGACACGCTCCACTGCAGCAAGCGCAGCAAGTACGGCGCGGCGCCAGGCACAGCCTGCGCCATTGGCGAGACCTGCGAGATAAACGCGCCCAAGCCCTGCATGAACTGCACGGCAGCGTCGCGCTCAGCGGCCCAGTCCATCGCCGCCATCGAATCCGCCTCAATCGAGATGCGGTACTCGGCGAGCTGCTCGTCTTTGATCAATTGGATTGCGGGCTGCGCGTACTGCCCATCCGGCGTGCGCAAAATGTTGGAGCGCTGCAGGATCGTTTCGGGCTGGAAGTGCTTGGCGATAATTTCCGCCTTGATGCGCAGCGCTTCAGTGATCCACTCCGCAATGTAGAACTGCATGAGCTGAATGCGAGTCGAACCGAACTGCGCTTTAATTTGCTGCGCCGTTGCGGTTTCACTAGCGCGTGACGATCCTCGCATCACATCAGAGATGCCAAGAACCTCGTAGATCTGTACCGTCTTGTCCTGACGGTACTGGCGCAAGCGCTCAATCGCGTTCACGACTTGGTCAATCGGCACCCAGTCGACCTTGCCCTTAATGCCGCCAGACTCAGAGAACATCGCCCAGTTGTCGACCGGGATGAGCTGATTCTCGGCAGCCTGGTTAAACATGCGCTGGATGCCGTCGGCTGACTTGTCGTAGACGCCGACCACCTTCGCTGCGCGCGTCAGCCAAGTAATGCGGGTATTGATCTCGTCGAGCTCGTTGAACTGATCCTCGGCGAACACGTAGTCCGCGCGCGGCATGAAGTTGCTCGAGGTGACGTTCGCGATAAGCGGCTTCGGGCACGGGAAAAACTTGTCGAGTCCGAGCGGGTCGTCCTTGTAGTCGAGAATGACTTCGCAGCCCTTGGCGAGCCAGTAGACTCGCTTGTTCTCTTTGCACCAGATCTCGTAGACCTCAGCCTTCGACCAAACATCGAAGCCAGGCTGGCCGTCGTTGATGTCTTTCGGCTTCGTGCTCGAGGTCGGCACAATCTTGGCGATCTCCTCGCCAAAGCGCTTTACGAGCTGATCCTTGGTCATGTACACGCGGCGCGCGACCCAGCGCACCTCGGGCCACGTTCGCGCAGGCGACCAGAAGAAATCTTTCCAGTACACGTAGTCGCACGGCGCGTCTTCGTTGACGATGCGCTCGTAGGTGGACGCCGGGGCGATTTCCTCGCCCGTTAGCGGGTCAAACTGCGCCGGAATCTCCTCGAC